GCCTGGATGCTGGTCCCAGAGCCAATACGCGGCCACCTTCCCCAATTGGTCGTACTCGATACCCTGGATGATCGTATTGCCGTTATAGCCACCCATCCGGGTATCGTCCAGCCAATCGATTTCGAGCACCTGCAATTGCAGCGGCACCGGTAATCCGTCACTCGGCCGCCGTGGGCGCAGGCGTACCAGGACCTCTCCGTCCTGCTCCATCGCCGCGTAGGCGACCTTGATCAGCCCGTAGTAATCCAGACGGCCATCGGCGTCAGCGACCTTTGCCCATTCGGCGAACAGCGCATTGATCTTGTCTTGTTCCTTACCGGTGGCGCGCACCATGATGCCGGTGCCAATGGTATCGGTCGCCAGCGTATCGAGTGCGGCCGCGATGTACGGCACGTTCTGGACCAGCGCCCGCGCTTTGGCGCGCAGCGTCTTGGCGTCGGCCTGGTGATCGGCATTGGCACTGGCGCCAGCCCGACGCGGGCGCCAACCATCGCGCGGACTGGCTGCTTCGTACGCACGCTGTAGTGTCTGGCGCGCACGATGGCGCGACAGACCGGCCTGCGGGCTGAACCAGCCAATGAGGCGGTCGATGGGATTGGCCATCAAAAGCCCCGTGTCGTGGTAAAGCGGAAGCCGAACACCTTCGGGCCGCGGTTGGTTGTTCCTTCGTTGAGGACACGCGCAACGTGGTCGCGTGCCGCCAACATGGAGGAGGTAGATTGAAAGCGCTGGCGACGCCCGTCGAATTCAACTTCGAGGGTGCCGGAAGCGATCGCCTTATCGAGGGCGTCGAGATCTGCTTGAGTAAGGGCCATGCCTTCAAGGGTATTGATGGTGGCGTCTCAAGTCTCGGAAAACTGAGACTATTTCTTGCTCCCCTCCTGTTTGATGATTCGGTAGACCGTGGCCCGGCCGATTCCCAGCCGGCGCGCGATCTCGGTCGCATTACGGCCGTTGAACAGCATCAGCACATCACGCGTCAGCTTGTCCCGTACGGCGTGTGACCTGCGCGGAATATAGATCTCGACGCCGCTGAACTCGCGCCGGACCTCTTCCTTGAGCCGGGCTGTTCGCGGCGCCAATTGCGGGAACTCCTCTTCGATAAAGGCGAAGATGGCGTCCACCAGGTCGGCGTTGTCGAATACCTCCTGGCTCACCACGCCCTCCCGCCTGGGCGACGTGACGGGAGTGACTGGGTTTGCGGTTTCGATGTCGTCCATTGCTCGGCTCGGGCTGGCGTTTCGGTGGTCGTGATTTGCTGATCAGCGGTCGCAGAGAGCGATGTACCGCCGGCCGCTGCTGTTGTTGTTGTTGGATCCAGGAAGAGATCGCGTGTGTCGGGATCGACGTATTCGCGTACCTGCTTCCATTGAGCCGCGTTTTTCTTGTGTAGGCCGAGGTAATAGGCGCAAGCCAGTGCATACACCATCAGGTCGCCGGCCTCGTTGCGGTCGTTCTTCTTTTTCTCCCACACGCGCACCTTATGCCCGCGACGCCACACGGTGATGCAGTACTCGGCCGTCAGCTGCTCGTAATACTCTTTCGGCAGGTCCTGTGAGAAGTGGATCGCCCCCGGACCGGTGGCGAACTTCCAGCGCGCGGACAGGTAGTCCTTCGCGGTGTCGGTGCCGACCATCCACAGCTGGACGCCCTGCGGAATTACTTGCCCGTTCCAGTTCACGTCCTGCAGCGACGGCTTCGCCCCGATGATCGGTTTGTTGGCAACCGAGTGTCCCTTGATCGCATAAATGTGACGGTGCTTACGGCTCCGGCAGAAGTTGTAGACGTCCTGCGTGTTCGCGCCACCCGAGTCGATGAACGCCGCGGCGATCGGCAGCATGCGGCCACCGTCGTGGCGGTAGCGGCCCAGCAGCAGCTGGTCGAGCTTGTCCTGCGTGGCCTGCTCGGACGGCGATCCAGAGATGATCTGGTAGTCAACGATCCATCCCTCCATACCCTCGCCCCACGCCGTCACCTTCATCTCGAAGCGGTCGGGCTGGGTATCGACGGTAGCCACCAAGATCAAGCCTCCTTTCGGCACGGTGCCCAGCTTGTATGGCTCGGCGCGGTCTTCGAGTTCCTTTGCCTTGGTCTGTTCTTTCTTCCGCTCCCAACTGCGCGCCAGGCGCGTGTTGTAGAACGTGATCATCAGCTCGTCGCTGCCTTCGTCCAGTTTCACCTTCGCCGCCCGGTATTCCTTGAGCAGGCCCAGCCAGGAGAACCAGCCGTAGGGCAGGAACATTCCGCTAATCGTGAAGCTCTCGGTCTCGCCGTCGCCGGCAACGCCATCGGTCCATGCGCCGCGCTCGAACATTCTGGTCTTGTCGGTCTCGTACATGAACGCGCCGCAGTCGATGCACGCGTACCTCGCGCGGCCGTCGGCTCCCTGCTCCAGCCGTTCGAACACCAGCGTCTGGGCATGGCCACAGTGCACGCAGTCAGCCAGGGCCTCACGCTGGGTACCCTTTAGGTACAGCGCCTCGATCGTCGACGCGTCCTTGATCGTCGGCGAGCTCGGATAGTAGGATTTCTTATTGCGCTCATAGGTGGTCTGACGCGCCTCGGCCAGCGCGGTCGTATCGCCCTCGCCATCGACGTTGGCGTCGGCCCGGTCGACCTCGTCGTAGACCAGGTAGCGGCACGACAGCTCGGACAAGTTCGCGGCAGCGCCGGATGTGACGATGGTCAGCGAGCCGCCGACGTATTCTTTCGTGTCCATCGTGTTGACGGCGTCGCGGGCGCGCGGCTGGGCAACCCGCTCGCGCAGGACCGGCACGGCGTCGATCGTCTTGTCGATACGCTTGCTGGCACGCTTAGCCAGCTTCCCGGTCGGGAGAATCCACAGGAAGTTCGACGGCGCCTGGTGCACGCACGCGCCGAAGAAGTTCAGGGCGACCTGCGTCTTGAGCATCTGGGACGCGCCCATCACAACCACGCGCTTCGCCCAGTGACCCGGCGAGAGGGCGCGCATCACGGTCCTGGCATGCGGGGTCCGGCTGGACCTGTACTTGCCGTACTCGCTCGCACCGCCGCTTTTCGGGATGACCATGTACTCGTCGGCCCACTCGTCAACTGGCAGGCTGGGATCCGGCTCCAGGCCGCGACCGACTGCGGCACGCACGACCGGGGCGGCGAGAGCGATCATCATTGCGCGGCCTCGTCGACGTCAACGCCCAGGTCGGCGCGCAGCGACTGCGACATGCTGCCGAGCAGCGCAGTGATCTCGCGGTCGATCACCTCTTCGCACGCCTCGGTCGTGGTCAACGACGCAACCTCGGCGGCGATGCGACGCGCACTGTTGTTCAGGCCATCACGGAGAGAGCGCGCAATCTCGAACGCCGCCGCCTCGACATCGGCCTTGAGCAGGAACTTGCCCGCCTGCTCGGCCAGCTTGAGTTCGGCGATCGCCGCCTCCGCCGCTTCCCTGCGCGCGCGGCTGCTGTCGTACCCCGGAACCTTTGCTGACGGTTCCGTACCTCCCGTCCCTCCCGCACCCGCCAGCCCCGCAGGCTGCGACCCCATAGCCGAGGAGGCAGGCCGGCTGCCGTTTACGCGCTTGCGGGTGTTCTTCTCGTACAGATGCGTCGCGTATTCAGCGTCAACCTTCCCGTCCGTCACCGGGATCTCGCAGCGGCTGACCGCGTCATACGCGGACTGGCGGGAGATTCCCACCAGCTTGGCCCACTCGGCAATGGTTGTCAGGTTCGGCATGTGTTTCGGTACGTTGTCAGGTAAGTTGTCAGGAAATGGTTTGGGCACCGGCTAGCGCGATGACGGGGCCTGAATTACCCTTGCCAACCGCCTCCCTGGAAGAACCTAACCCCGGGGAGGGGTGGCGGGCTTAGGTCAGGCTGCCGCTGCCTCGGTCGGCGTACCGCCCAGCGCGTGCTCGAACATCGCGCGCGCCTCCTCCGCGTTGAACAGGTTCGTGCCGACGGGCCAGGGCTTGTTCTTGTTCCACTCATCGTCCTTACGACCGTCGAATCTGATCCCACAGTCCGGGCTGAAGGTTTCCGGCAGCTTCCATCCCAGGAAGCGGTCGACCGCGACCTTGACGTCTGGGACAGGTGCGCGGTAGTGACGGAGAATGTCGTGCGCCAGGGCGACTGCCTGAACACGGTCCAGAATGATCGAGCTGGCGTTGTTCTCGCCCGCGGCGCGCACGGTGACGATCATGTCGCCGGGATTCGATACGCGCTCGCTGATGTTGATGTAGGCCGGGCTCGGGCCGCGCGGTTCGGTGTGTGCATGAATGGTCATACGGTCTTGCCTTTCAGGTTGATACTGCTTAATGGTCGTCGCCCTCAACGCCGGGCGACATGGCGTATTCGTTATCGCAGCCGGCCCCCCTGCACCGCCTTGGCCCACTCGGCATCAAAGTGACGCGGGAACTGCGCGTCCGCCACGGCCTGGCCGACTTCGAAGAAGCGCAGGCGCGGCCGGTACTGCACGGCCTGAACGAAGATGAACACCGGCTTGACCGCGGTGCCGTGGGCGAACTTCCGCTTCAGGTAGATGCCGGGCTTCAGGCCTCGGCGAACTTGCGGCAGCGCGAAGTACGTGATGCCCTGCCGTGCAATCGTGCGGTTCGAACGCGCGCTGCCAGTGGCCCGCGACTCGTAGCCTGCGCCGCGCTGCACGCGCAGCTGGGACAGGATCTGGGTGATCTGGTTGCGCTTGACGTTGCCGTTGCCGTCCAGCTGTGCGCCGGCGGCCGGCACTGCGAACCAGCCAGACGGCATCAGGCCATTGCGCTGGAGGATGCGTTCCATGCCCTTCAGGCCGCGCGTGCCGCCGTAGATCTGCGGCAGCAGGAAGCGATCAGCCGGCGTGCCGCGGCCGAACGGGTTGTCCTTAACCCAGACACGCGACTCCAGGTTCTGCTTTGTGGCCGGCTTGAGGAACGTGCCGTTCAGGGCATACGCCGTCGGGCGATCGAACACGTTCTGCATCTCGGCCTTGATCGCGGCCTGGACGTCCTGTGCCGTGCGTGTCAGCGTGACAGCGGCGACGAACGACGCTTGCCGGCCCAGTTCGCTCAGCCGCTGGGCCACATCGGGGAAGTTGGTCTGGACATTGATACGCATGATCAGGCCCCTTTACGCGGCATAACGGTGTTGACATGAAACCCTGTTACGCTGAAACCCGCATGGATGCTGGCTTTGAACAGGGTTAACAGGGTTAACGTTGTTTTCATCGTGCGCACGAGAGTATTTTTAGAGATCCGACGGTCTTGATTCGGGTTGCTGATTTTGTTCACGTGCGCGCCCGGATACCCTGCTAACCCTGTTAACCCCGTAGAACCCGCATGGATACTGGCTTTCTGGCTATCGCACTTCTGTGCAACCATGTTCACCCCTGTTAATCGACGAACGTGCATGTCCTACTCCTTGATCTCGGCCAGGTCGCGGAAGCGTTCGCACCGCTTGCTAAGAGATGGTTCCGGCTCTTTCTCATCGGTCCATGGCACGTGGAACACGGTCAGCAGCTTCTTCTGGCCGGTCGCGCCGAGGGCGACCCATTGGCGGTCCTTGCGGACGCGCTGGGCGATCAGCTCGGCGAACTTCGTCAACGTCATCTGCCGGTATCCGTACTTGTTGCAGTAGCGCGCATACACCGTGTACAGATCCGTCGAGAGGCACGAGCAATACGGCGCGGCCAGCTCGCCGGCCTGCCAGGCGAGGTAGAACAGGTCCCAGTCCGGGCGACCGAAGTTGATCATTCGTTCCTTCGACACGGTCATGATCGGCTTCGTGTGCGGGGTGAAGCCATCGAGGGGATACTCGAGCAGGAACGCATAGAACGCCTCGCTCAGACCATTGCCCAGCGCGGCTTGGATGTTCTGCAAGAGCTGGGGGTCGAGGGGATTGCGCGCCTCGGTCACAAGGAAACGCCGGTCATCAGGCTCCAGCGGCACGGCCTGGAACTCGTTGGAAAGCATCACCACGTTCATGTGGTTGGCCTCGGTGCGGTCGTCCTTGAACT